CAGAGCAATTCTTTGTTTGGAACAATATTGCATCGAAAACATAGAAAATAAAAAGAAACCTCTTATACTGAAAATAAGTAAAGATAATGATTAATTACATTGTAGTGTAATCGAAGCTTCTTTCTATGATTTTTAAATATAATAAGACGTTCACGGAGATGAATTTAATGATGACCATTAAGATAATTTAATATTGTAAGTTTGTAGAAATATTTCTACAGAACAACAAATCACTGATAAAATAATGAAAAAAATAAATACTGTAATTAAAAATTGAACCAAAATGATTTATTCCACTGACTATATACAAAATAGTTTAAGAAATTACTATTTAGGAGTTAAGATTAATAATTATAGTTATGCTATCAATGATTTTTTACCAATAAATTCTATCTTAACCTTATCTAATAATATAAACTGCTTAGGAGTAGTTATTAGTTCTTGTTAAGCAGGAAGCGTATTCAGATGTACAGTTTTGATTGATTAACATTACATACTACTCAAAGACACTCAATTAAGAAGTGATAGTTTTCCAAAAGATAGTTTAAAATTAAGCCACTAGTTTATTAAAATAGAACCTGTTTCTATATCTAAAGTTAATAAAACTTGTTTAAATATAGCAGATATGAAACTATTATAGTGATCAGATTATAGAGTTGAAATTTTAAATGGTCATCAAAATACAATTGTACATATAATCAATTGTCTTAATTAAACTGATGATTTATTCTTTAAAAAAGATCAATGGTAACAAATCATGGATTAAGACAACATATAAATAATAGCTGTGCAACCCAAATAAGTTATACATATTTCTAAATCTGATTTCTTGAAAACAACCAATAAATGTGTAAACAGGCAAATTATCATAAATGGAGAAATACAATTTGCTATAGTGTTCAAATAAAAACAAGTAGCTTAAATAGTGTGTGATATAATTAACATTATGCAAAAGAATTCATTTATAATTGATAATATAGTCTTTAGATAAGAGAAAGATTATGATGATATAATAACTAATATGGAAGGTATATTATCAATTTAAGACGGCTACTTAGACTGTTAAATTTAAAGTGATTAGTTTTTAAATGAATATGAAGCTAACGAGTAAAGTTTAAAACTTCTAGGTCTAAGTGGTTGGGATTTGAAGGATTGTTTACGTGACATCAATATCAACAATTAGGAGTTTATACTTTAAAAAATAGACTATCAAGAAAAATCTATTTCAATGTTTGCTAGCAATAAATTCTTTTAAGGAGTTTATTGCGTAGAATACTTTAAAGGCAAATGAATTCTTTTTTTATTTAATTCATGTTCAGTCTGGAACATCATTGAAAAATGAGCTGGATCTTAAAAACTAGACATTATTTAATTAAGAATTGGAAATTAGACTAATATAAAAGAGGATGGTAAAATAATAAGTAAACAATCTATTTAATGATTATAAAGCAGTTATTAAGGGTAAAAATAAGCTCTAAGTGAATTGCAAAATGTAATCAATGATAAGTGTTTGTAAATGTATGACTTATATACAAATACTGGACAACAACAACTAACCACTAATTGTAATTTAATAATAGAATACAATTCAATATATGATGATTGAATCTTCAATTTTAATATATCTAAAGGTTTGTAACAAGGAGTTAAAGAGTTAATAGATTCAGAAACTATTGATTATTGGGATAGAAAAGATTTCTTTGATAATCTTATATATTACACTAATGAAAAATCAAACTGGAAATGTAGAGAAGAAGCTAAATTTTTACAGTATAATAAAATTAAGAAATACGTACAATACCCAACTTTTGCAAGATAGACTTAAGTCAACGTAGCTTTCATTAATACTAAAATATTAATAGATAGAGTATTTAATAGTTAACATTTTTGATTGAAAAAACTAGATTAATACACATTTAAATACACTTGGAGTCAGTTATATATAAAAGAAGAATATAGAAATTATTGTATGAATGGATGGAACAAAGATTTAATCATTAATATAAGACATGAAGATATGTATGATTGGTTTATGAAACATCCCAGCCCAAATTATAAA